TTCTTCATCTTCTTTTTTAAGTTGAGTTTCAATTGTTGATTCGATAATTGCTTTTGTATTAATAGCCTTTCCAGTTAAATGTTCTACTAATGCATATTTTGTATTAATAAAATCTTTTGGATCGTAATTTTGTTCAGTATTAACCTTATATTCAAATATTTTATATACTGATGCTAATACCTTATAGTTTGGTATTTGAGAACGTAAAAACTCATCAATAGAGTAATTATCTTTAATCTCTTTAATTAGATTATATTTCTCTTTCAAGATTTTCTTTTCGTCTAATTTAGCTCTACTGTCAATTACTGCATCTACAAACTTTTCAGCTCTATTCTCACTATTATATTTTTCAGATACAATAAATTGATAAAGTTTCAATTCATTAGACAATTCTGTCTTTGAATTAAAATACTTTTTTAATAATCCTTCTGCGATACCTTTTCTATTATTTAAAATATCTGAGGTCACTTGTCTTACAAGCAATTCGAAAAGGAAGCCTGTGTTTCTAAATTTTGAATGTTTAATTTGTTTCATTTATATACATTGTTCCATTTATAAATATATACTCTTAAAATAAGAACTAATTTTCTATGATATTTTGTTCATCCATCATTGAATTTCCTTCTCTTATTATCTGTTTTCCATCTTTTTTGATAGATTTTTTAATCATATCAATAAAATTTTCGTTTTTACTTTGATTTCTCCAGTCTTTTTTACCCAACGGATCTCTACCAAATGGTGATTTATCCTTTCCATAAGTAGTATGAGATGATGGTCTTCCAACTGGTTTTGCACTTTCTTCTACTTCACCATCCATTCCCAATTCTTTTTCTAATGAAGAAAGTTGATCTTCAATATCTAAAGGTTGTCCTTCTGGTTGTGGTTCTTCTTCTGGTTGTTCCTCACCTTGTTGAACATCCATAGGATTACCTTCTTCATCAGTACCCAATTCAGGTTGTTGTCCTAACATACCTTGTTGCTCTTGTGGTTTTTCTGTTCCGGTTTGTTCTAAGTTATTTAATACAAATGTTAATTTAGCATCATCTTTTAATGCTTCTCTTTGTAATTCTGCTTCTTCAAATGTAAAATTAAGAATATTTTTATACATCCAATCTTTAGATATAATCTTTAATTGATCCATTTTTTGGATTAATTCAATTTTAGCTGTCCAAAGATTTACTTTTTCTTGTTCGTATATTACTGATGGTACTGTTAAACTTAATTCAAAATTAGTTAATTCCGTATCATCAATACCTTGTGCGTATAAATGGGCGATTGCAATCTTTTCTAATCCATCAACTACAATTCTTTGTAATCTTTCGATTGTTTTTGCAAATCTCATATCTTGTCCGGCTAATGTTGCTTTTGAGTTACCATCTTCAATATATCCTAAATGTTGTTTAGGTATTTTTAAAGCTGCAAACATTTTATTCTTTAAGTAATCAATATCCTCAATAGGTGAATACTCTAATCCATCTAAGTTTGTAATTTCAGTTCCACTATCACTACCTCTAACAGGTAAATAGAAATCTTCCATTAAGTTTTGAATATTATACTTTAAGTTATATTCACCAGTCGTAGAGTTAACGTATGGAGTTTTTTTAGATTTGTTGATAATTCTTTGAACATACTGATCAACTTCATTTGGTGGAATACCACCTACATCTATCTTAAAAATTCTCTTTTGTGGTGCTCTAACAATTCTATGAATAATCATAGCATCTTCCATTAAAGATAATTGTTTCCACAATCTTCTTGCACTTTCTAAGAATGATTTTCCGTAAGGTAAGAAATTGGTATCACTTAATAATCTAAAGTGTGCCATTTCATAGTTCTCATATTCTTGCTTTTGTCCAGCAACGAACATAGATTTTGTTGCTAATGGAGTATGAACAAACTTAACTGCTTGCCAATTATTTGGGTCAAATCCTTCTACTCTTGTAATTTCATAAGTTGATAATGGTTGAACACCTATTATACCCAATTTATCTGCAATTTCTAAATGTAAAAAGAAATCACCATATTTAACCAAATTTCTTGTCCAAGGCCATAAATTGAAATCAACATTAAGAACATCATAAAATAAATTATCTAATAATTCTTTTATTTGTTCGTTGTTAGTTTTAATTTCTACCACTCTACCATACTCATTTCTAGCCGTTGATTCATCTGCGTAAATATCCAATGCTGCACCGATAATTGGGTCCATATCCATTGAATCATAATCTCTAAATAATTCTTGTCTTATTTGCTGATATGCTAAATAATTTTCATAAGTAGAGTTCATTGATGATGAGTGAAGACGAGTGTATCTATCTCTAAGGTTAGTAGCGATAGCCTGTGTTTCATCAAAATCAATTATTTTAATCTTACCATCTGCTGTTCTACGAACCATTGTGGTTGTGGAGAACAGCTTTTTAAGCCTTCCGTATATTGTAGTATCTGCCATAATTTATTTTACCATTTTCTACAAGACCAATATCTTGCTTTTGTTCTCGGTCCTGGATTATCACAATTGTGTCTAGCTCTAAACGATTTTCTCGCTTTTGGGTTAGATTTTCTTATTTTCATTGTTTTCTCACCCTTAGCCGCTGCCGATGTTCCACCGTGTCCAAAGTTTACTTTAACAACATTACCTGCTGGATTTTTTACATAAACTTTAAATTTCTTAACATCACCTCTCATTGGTTTGCCCAATGGAACTTTTCTACCTTGATATTCTGCTTCTTCGATTACCGATTCGTTATATGCTTCTCTTTCTCTTTGTTTTGTTTTCATAAAAGAAATAAAATCATCATAATCATATTCGTTTTCTACATCATATTCATCATAATCACCTGCATCTTCATAATCACCACACTCTTCACAATGTTCTTCCGAAATATTACCGAACCCAGTTCCACTATATATTTTACCTAATTCAATTTCTTGACCATTTTCCATAGTTATTGATTTCCTACTTGAAGGTAAACCAAAAAATTCATATAAAAAACTTTTCTTCATACTTTTTTTCCTATTATTATACAATATATAAATATCAACTTATCGAATTAACCATCTCAAGTCTTCAAAATCATCTTTATTAACTTGCATTTGATACGGATCTACTCTTAAATCATCGTTTGTATAAACTGGATTATACTCACTTTTTTGAAATCCATTTAATGCACTTCTACTCATACCCACTCGTTCACCCTGTAATCTAAGTGCAGTATCTCTAACCCACAATCCAATACCTAACGCCATAGTTAAATCATCATTATAACCCCTTGCTGCCTCTGCTCTACCATTTGCCCATACAAAGGTAAACAACTCATCTATCGTTCTCTTAGACCTTATTACAACGGATTTATCCTTCATATAAGCATCTATCTTAGAAACAATCATAGGACGAGTTCTGGTTGTAATTGTAAAACCAGGAATCATTTGTTTTTGTTCTCTATAATATTTGTTTGTAAATTGAGTATCTACATCTACATACTGAATATCTTTAGGTTGCCAAAATAAATTTTTATAATCTCTATCTAATATTTGTTGTATTGTTGCCCATCCAATATTTGCATTATCTACAATTAATAGTGCATCATTATAATCCGTTGCTACACTTATTAATAAATTGGCAAAATCTTTAGGGTCTATCTTTCCTTTATATTCTGCAACTTGTTCCATTGATTCAATATCGATTACATGAAACGCAGAATAATCGGCACCATCACCTCTAGCAACATCCGCTGTAACTACATATGTTTTTGTATAATCCGGCTTATTCCAAACCCATAGATTATTATCAAATCCTCTCTTTTCCTCAGGATCTTTTATGTAATTAGCAATATACCATTGTAATAATTCACCATCAATTACATTATCACCCGAAGAAATGAAATCACAATCACACTCTTGTGCTGCCTGTTTTTCACCTAATTGTTGTGTTTGTTCATCTCTCCAATCTTGTTCTCTATCAGGATGTACCGTCCAGTGAAGTTTGATAGGATTAAACAAATTGTCACCGTTTTCTGCACCTACCCACATTCTATGAAACCAATTACCCACACCATTCGGAGTAGAAAGTGCAATACAGTCACCACCCGTCGCAAGTGTTAACTGAGTACCAGTCCATATCTCATCAATGTAATCGATAAAGGCTGCTTCATCAAATACTAATAGTGATAAGGCTTCCGAACGACCAGAGTCAGGTTTGGAAGATACCGCTTTTACTTGTGAACCATTTTTTAATCTAAGGGAGAGTTTGTTATCTTCTGATTCAGATACTCTTAACCATACCGGTAGTAACTGATTCATTGTTCTAACTTTCAATACTAAGTTCTTTGCTACATCTTGTTTGTTCGCAATAATAAGAACGTTAAAATCCTCATTAAATATCATTTTCCATAGTGCATAACCTGCTACTAATGTTGATATACCCAACTGACGAGATTTTAAAACAATATTGTATCTATTATCTTTAAAATCTGTTAGGGTATCTTCCTGAAACGGATATAATTCAAAGGGAATTTTTCCTCTAATTGGATGCTGAATTTTACAATATTTTTTCATAAAGTATACCGGATCACCAGCACACTTTTGATATTGTTCCTTAATTACATCCTTTAGGGATTTTTGGGGAGTATTCATTATTTTTTCAACTTAATCTTCCAATAAACACCAGCTCCAATATATGGTGATAATGTTCCATTAGTTCCATCGGTTACTCTATTAGCAACACCAACACCTAAATTATAGATTTTGTCTTTTTTAGTTTTTATAATTAATCCTGCACCAACATTTGAAATTACATCTTCTTTGTTGAATCCACCAGTTAAACCATAATATACTTGTGTTTTTGGTAATTCTTTAACAATAAGTGTTTCTTTAATTTCTCTTTGTTTTACTTTTGCATCAAATGTTCTACCCCATATTTTGTTTTGGGAAATTGTATCAGTTACTGCAATTGTTCCTAATGAATCAGGTAATACTAATACATCTTTATATAATACTTTTGAGTAGTAATCTTTTAATAGTGCTGCCGTATCTACTACTGCAGGAATGATTATTTCTTTCTCTACGATTGTTTCGTGATAGATATCTTCACCTTTCTTAGTTACTACTTTAGTTTTAACTACTTCAAATGTATCTATATCATGTTTGATTACTTCATATTTTTTTCCTTCAATACGAATAGTTTTTCCACCTGGCATTACACCACCTGGGTTAAACCATTGTAATAATACGAATAAGATTAATGCAACAATTGCTATGTTCTTAAAGTTCAAAAATTTCATTATATACCTCTTTTATTTTTTTAAAATTTGTTTCTGTTTCTGTTTCTAATCTTTCTATTTCAGATACCGCTTCTTCAATATCTGCTTCAATATTTTTCTTTACTTGTTCAATATCACCATCAAAACTCCACTTTTCAATACTACCATCTGCCTGTATAAATTGTGGTTGTGTTTCAACATCTCTTCTCGCTTGTATAAATCTAGCTAACATATCTTTTACATATGATAATTGATTTGCTGTCATTTTCCAAGTTTCGTAATCATTCCATATTCCTTTAACTCTAAATTGATGTTCTTTAGTTGCTAAACAATTTATACAATATCCTGTTTTTCTAGCATATATTAAATTGTTTCCAGAAAGTTTACCAGTCTCACATTTTTCATTTTTACATTGATCTAATGATTGGATATAATTTCTAACACTATCCATTTGTGTTACTCTCGAAATAAATCCGTCATGTTGTTCCCACTCCTTTCCATCTGCATCAATCCAAGTATCACCAACTTCTCTTTTTTCCTTAGGTCCAGCTGTCCATCCTACCGTTGCGTTCCCATTATCTCTACCATGCATTACATCCAAAATCTTTTTCCTACTTGGATGCATCCATTGTTTCTTATCCTTATTTCCTTTACTCTTAATTAACATACAATATAACTTTATATATAAATATATATTTTTTAATTTAAAATACCTAATTATCCCATAGCATTTTTTACCAGCTGCATTGCATTCTTTCTAACTTTAACAGATTTATCATATCCTAATGCGGTTTTTACTAATATCATTCTACCAGTATCAGGGTTTTTAATCTTAGTATTTAGTATCTTATTAACTTTTTTATTATTTTTTAAATTAGTTACTTGTTTTGGTTTTTCTGTTTTTGGTTCTGCTTTTACACTACTAGCACCTTTCATCTTTTCTGCATTCTTAGTTCTAACTACTATTCTAGCAAATATATCTTTATCAAATTTAGGATAAACTTGATTGAATATTTTTCTCTTATCTGCTATACTCATCTTTGGATCACCGAATGTGGCTCTCAATTGTGTTCCACTAATATTTTTACCATTTACTTTTAATTGCATTTCAGGTGCAACTATATAGTATCCCTCATCTTCATATCCTTTTCTTTTAGTATCAGAAACCTTATCATAGTTCTTAAAATACTTACCACCTTGTTCCAATCTTTCTGCATCCTTTTGAGATACTGCTGTTACATAAGTTGTATCTTTCGGTAACTTACTTAATATTTCTACCGGTTGGTATGGATTTTTAACTTGTACTACCTTATTAGATGGAATACCAAACATCTTAGTCATTATATCTTTTTTCTCTTTGAATGGGAACGGAGATTTAACCGCATCCATTACATTTGATGATGAGATATACACATTTTCTTTACCAAACTTTTTAACCAATGCTTCATAAATACTATAATGACCGGCGTGGAATGGTTGGAATCTACCTGTAAAGATTGCTACTTCTTTTTTAGAAGTTTCTTCTTTTTTTGTATCTTCTTTCTTTGGTTTATCAAATTTAAATGTTCCTTGTATTTGATTTATAGGTGCAAATGCTCCTGTAAATTTGTATGGTTTTCCGTTATATTGGAATACTACACCTTCTGATGGAACTATTTTATCCATACCAATACTTTCTAATCTTTCCAATTCTACTTGTAGTTTAGTAAGTTTATCTGTATCTTTACTATCTTTAATTCCTTTTATAGATTGTATTGTTTCTTTTCTTAATGCATCTGCTGCTTTTGGATTGTTTGATGCTAAGAAATTTGTTACTCTCCTTAATGATTGTGCACCTACATTTAAGAAAACCATTTCAATTGGTTTAATCATTTGTTTTTGTGATTTAGCTAAATTATTTGTTTCATAATTTCTAAACCATTCTTTTGCTCTATCATCACTAAAAGATTTTACACCAAATGATTTATCACCATCTGCCCATCTTTTAACTAAACCAGCTTTTTCTTTATTAGATAATTGTAGTTTGTTATTTTTTTGTTGAGTTTCAATTTCTCTTTTCCACCATTCAGTACGATAATCTGCTAATTTAGATTTATCTTTTAATCCAAACTCGCTTGCTGCTTTATCTAATTGTGAATTGTATTCTTTAGCTTTTTTAGTATATTCCTTTGATTCTGCATCACTAAATGCAATAGTTTTAGGTCCTTCTATACCGAATGTTTTTTGTCTATCTGCACCAACTTTTTGAACTGCTGTTGCAAATGTATTAGCATCATCAGTTGAACGACTAACTTCATTACCCTCTTTATCATACTGAATTGTTCCATGCATTACCAATACACTTCTACCATATGGAATTACATTTGTAGTATCAGGTAAAATGATTTCTAAACTCATAAACTTAGAACCATTACCAAACATTTGTTTAACTTGCTGTGGTGTTAGTTTCTTAACTGCCGATTGTAAATCTTCAGCTGCTCCAACAAATGCCTTTTCAATGCCACCTCTACCTTTAAACTGATTGTATATTCCTTTTACATCTAATGCATTTTCACCACTATTTCTAACATGTCCTTTGTTTCTACCGAACACCACCTTACCATTTCTAACACTAAATGCTATATTTTGTCCATCTAATTTTTCACTAACAGGTGCTTCTTTATCTAAACCACCAATAAGACCTCTGTTAATCATTTCTTTCATATCATCAAAAGTCAAATCTTCATCTTCAAACGGATGTGCTAAGTGTCCTGCTGCTCCACCTTCCATTATCAATCCTTCATTAATACCTTCCGATTGATTATATTCAAACTCTCCATCATAATCTACTACTTTAATAGGTAGTTTTTTACCAAAAGCTGTAAAACTCATCAATCTAGTATTTCCTGCCACTAAATGTAAATCACCATTTCTATCTCTTAATGCAATTGGTGCAGGAACTTCTGAATTTGATTTTATTCCATTCTCTAATCTATCCCAATCTTTACCATATTCAGTTGCTCTTTCTTTACCTAAATTATACATTGCCTGCATTCCACCATCTTCACTTGCTCCTAAAATATCACCTACATCCGTATTGTTCATATTTTGCATTTCTTCAGCTGAAAGATATATTGGATCTGCTGCTTTCATTTTGTAAATCATATCTACTTCATCTTTGAAAGCGTTTGGAGCAATCTTTTTTGTTACTTCATTATCAAAATATTCTCCCGTTTCTGCCGAATATTCCTCTCTACTATAATCTCTAATATTTTTTACTTTTGCTCTTTCATCATCTAATATTTCCCAACCATCTTTACCGGCCATCCAATTTGAATTACTTGCTGTTGCCACTTGTGATGTTGCAGTTGGTTGTGTTTCAATATGATCAGGTTGTTTAATTGGTGTTCCGGTTGTAGGTTTCCCACCAGGATTCCACTTAGGTCTTGTCTTTAACCTTTTAATATGTTTATGTCTTGTATCACCAGCTTTCTTTTCAGGTTCATTTGCATTTACCAATTTAAGAGCGGCTTTGTATGCAGGATGATTTTGTGGATAATTTAGTGCTGAACGAACCTTTATTTGTTCTCCTGTTTCTGGATTTGCTACTAATAAATCTAATGTTTGATTTGAATAACCAGTACCTGATTGACTAGCTTCTGAAATTTCATTTGTTTTCTCAATCTTTGCTAACTTAGTATAATAATGTAAGTCTTCCCATAAATGGTCTTTTGCAATCTCAGCTGCTTTACGAACATCAGTTGTGTGTTCCATTTCAACCTTAACACCTTTTGTAAGTTCTTCTTTTATTTTAGAAAGTTCTACATTATATTTGTTTGCTAAATCTACTAATGATTTACCTTCTGCTTTTCCGCCTGGTATGACATCTTCATTCTTATCATCCTCATCGGAATTATCAGGTGCACCATTAATATATCCATTGGGTAAAGTAAGTCCTACTCCAACACCACCAGGAAATCCCTCTTTTATTAGGGCGTTTACAATTGAATCGATAAATTTCATGAGTATAAATATAGATTAAACATTCTTATAAATGAATGGATCTCTCTTTCTAAGTTCTTTTATTTTCTTTTTG